AAAAAGTAGTAAAGGCTGGCCCACTCCTGGCGTATGTAAAAGGTACACCCCCCAGAAAGTAAACCAACCTTACCAATCAAAATGTAAAATGGCGCACAGAGTGCACAGATTGTTGTGATGTTATTCAGTTGTTGAAGCCAAAGTATTCAATTTTGAAAAAGGGACACCACACCTGGGAACCTATACAGGCAGACCTTGGGTGTGTGTCGTTAAAGAAACTCTATTGCACGTCTCACTCGTCCACAGTGATGCATCCGGTTCGGGTTACTTATCGCAACGCTCCCCTCGCCTGGGTACAAGACTCCCTTGGTTGTGCTCTGTCTCCTCCTGGTGGGCGCCACCTGAGTCGCACGGGTCTGTCCTGCGGACTGAATGTTTCGATTGTCAAGGTTCTGATCCTGTAACGACAGCCAATGACTGGCGCGGTGGGATCGATGTGTGGATTGTAATCACAGCTTGAACCGAATTTGGTTCGAACTTGTGACGGTTTGGCGATTGGCTGGCGGGGGAGTAACTGACCTTTGGTCTCGTTCTCGGGCCGCTTTGCCTCTCGACACCATCAAGTAGATCACGGATTGGGAGCCAATGGTGAGAATGGTGTGCGGAAATCCAATTGGCACACTGTGTGAGGTCTGTGTCTGTAGAGATATGAAACGCGCACGCGATTAAATCATGAACCCCACCCCACGTCAAGCCCCGTGGACATAAGAAGAACTAATGATGATAGGGGAATTCCCTCACCAAGTCACACTACGGCTTCACATGTGTACCCATAATGTATATTTATCCCACCCCGCAATCCGGCCTTTTTTTACTTATTTGACATACACGGCGGCATCGGCGAGAAGGGTCTGGGTATCTTCCGGGTATTTTGGGGTCAAATCGGCTGGGGTAGCAATATATTAACAGCGGTTTGAAAAAAAATTCGGATTTAAAATAAAGGTCTAAAGGTTTTGGCGATGTCTTCTAGTCAGTTTGGTAAAAACGATGCTGCTTTTTTCGCGGATTTATTCCGTGATTACAGAAATCGTATGGAAGCGGTAGCTCCATTCCAAGCAGGAATTGAAAGAGAGGGTATTTATATCCCAGGCGCAGAAAAAGTTAAACAGCTATATGAGGATTACAAACAAAGTGGATCTCGATCATTGGGAGATAGCTCCCGAAAGCTAGTAGATGAGTATGTGCCGTATAGAGAACGTGTGGCCCAGGAGTTAAAACAAAGAGGTTTTCCCGATATTCAATCTGGGTTAGAAGATTTTGAACGTAAAACAGGAGTTATAGATTATTCAGACGGAAGAGTTTCGACTTATGATTATGATCAGCCTTTACATGAGTTGTTATCACATCAGAGACCGTATGATTTAGGTATGGCTCCTGATTATCGTGACTTCTACGCAGGTACAGACCCAGAAGGCAACCCAGTTATTGTAAAATCAAACGCGATTACCCCTATTAACGAAGATTTAGCCACGGATATCGACGTAAATCGCGGTAGGGGGCTTCGAAACAGAGAAATTACCTTAAATCAACCTTCAATTGCTCAAGGAGGGTTTACAGATCTCCTTATGAGTGAATTAAATCGACGTGAAGTGCTAGATGACGCAAGTAGGAGACTATTACCTACGCGAATGCAACTTCAGTACCCAACTCGTACTGAGGCTACTGGATACGAAGTCTTTCCCTCCACAACAGAAGCTGACGCTGATGTAAAACGAGCCTATGAGTTGCTTGGAGAAAAGTATGTAAAACCTATGAATCAAAGATTAGCAGGTTTGCTTGCTACTCAGTTTCCAGGTTTTGGTACAGCTGTTAAAGGTTTGAAGGATATAGAACTGTTATTAGCTTTAGTTGAAAGTTACGAAGGAAAACCTACCGATCGTTCAAAGTATTTTTATTCGACTGTACTTCCTGGTGTAACTCCTGAGAGTGTTGGAAGAATCGCTGGTGACATAAAACGCACACCATCTTCTTTGTTGCCTGGTGCTGCTGATTTAATTCCTAGTGCTGAAGCGATACGCCGTGGCTACCAAGAAGGACCAGAGGCTATGGGCGAGCAAATGGCTAGAGATTTCGTTGCTGGGTTGCCTGTATCTGCAGCTGCAGTGCCGATTCTTTCTAATCCAGCCTTAGCACCTTTTGCTCCTGGGGTTGGAGCTGGTCTTGTTGGGAGTGCAGTTGTCGAAGCTGCCAACGAAGCAGTCAAACAACAGACTGGTAAGTCGTTGTTAACTCGATTCCAAGAAGCAATGGGACAACTTGGCGGCGACACTAGGCTTTTTGGTGCTCCACGTCAGCCAGGTGATCAGAATCTTTCGGCTGATCAGTATTTACAACGTGAACTAGATCTTATAAACAATCCTCCTCAAGTTTTACAGAGGTAATAGACTGACAGTAAAGGGATAGCTGGATGCTTTCGACTGAAGTACGCAAGAAAGCGGAATTTATCTGTTCACGAATCGCAGAAAAAGCAGAAGTACCGGTTTCAGACATGATCTGGATCCAAAAATGGGCAAAAAGCAACCACAGTGTCGAAGCGATGCTTCGTAGAGCCCGTCGGAGGGCAATGCGGGGCGATCAACCTGCCGAAGGGTTAGATCGTTTTCTCGAAGATATGGATTTAGGTGAAGTTGATCCTTCCGATCACTTATCTGGACCACAAGGACCAGTAGAAATCGCAGAATGGTTCGCTGCTAAGAAGAAATGGTTCGTGGATGACGAAGGTTGCAGAGATTAAGATAGATATATCTGAAATAAACCTGTGTATTTAGATTTTTTAGAGTCGTTCTTACGTGATCGCGGCATCTTGGAACAGAACCAAGAAATTTCGGGACCGAAGGAACAAGTCTTTCCTCGCTTTGCTGATCCCGGTGACGGGACTTTGAATACCACACCGATGATGATGGCTGCTGATCCTGTTGATAAAGCTGCGTATGGACCTCAGATGACACGAAAACAGTTTTCTAATTACATGGAAATGAGGAACCCAGGTTTTAAAAGTCGTACGGATGCATTGCGGATGCAATTAATTAATGCTGGTATTCTTCCCAGGGTTTGATTCATGATTAAAAAACTTTCTAACCCTGCCGACTTAATCGATCCGCTTTCTTTTCTAAGAAACTTTCTAGAAAAGACCATGAACGCTACGAAGTTAAAGGCTAAGGAGGAAGCTGCTCTTGATTACCTGACTGAGTCTGAAACCTTGAAAAACGACCCAGAAGCGCAAGCCGTGGCAGCTTCATTGCGTAACAAAAAATATGGGCATAGTCTGCCCACAGCATTTGATATGGAAGTTTGATACTAAGCTTCCTGATTTGCTTTAAACTAAAATGTAAATAGTGGCGTTGCGGAAGTAGTTATGTCTGAGCCCCGTATGGCTAAGGTGTTTGGGGATCCGACGCGATCTGACGCAGGTAAGTTTGCAGGTTCTTATTTCGATTATTTAGGAACAGGAGCTCCAAGTGACCCGCGTCAATTTTATGGCTATGGGGTTGAAGGCCCCGTTGGTATCGCCCGAGCTAATCCCCCTGTTCGCACCGAGCGTTTTGGTGTTCCCGAAGGTTTGGGTTCTTTCCTTGTGGATGGTCCTTTACCAAGCACTTATCAGACTGAGTCTGAGTACCAAGAAGAAAACCGTCCTGATCTTGGCGATATCTTCACTGATGCTACCAAAGGTGCTGCAGGAATTTTTCTAGATTCAGTTTTGAAGGATATCCTTGAAGGTATCCCTGGTCTTATTAAATAAACAATGTTTGAGTCAGACGACGAAGACTCAGAAATCCATTGCATCATTACACTTGATGTGAACTGTGCGCGTGATGTTTATGAGTCTTTGAAGTATCGACTTGAGAATTGGCCTGGCGGAGATCCGCAAGAGCAGATAAACCTCCAGGACACCAAGACTTTTTTCTATGGTGTCTACATGGAGTTGCTTTTGAAGAACGATCGAATTTAAGAAACTCACCAGAGACGTTGTGACGTTCGGCGTGATCTGGATGCTAAGCCTAGTAATTGTTACGGTTTACCTCACCGTGATTGCAAACAGGTAGAGTAGTTGAGCCAAGGGGTGGACTCCCCCACATTGGATCTGTACTAATTGCAGTTAGTCGACTAAGCCGACTAAGTTGACTTAGCTAATGTGGTTGTCCGGGTTAGCCCTTGGTCAGAGTTGGGACTGCTTCAACTAGCCCGGACGTAATTATTTCAATGGACGCATCAGAGATCAGAAGGTACATCAAGAATCTCAGAGGTGAGAACAGAACGTTGAAACTTGAGATTCAGGAGTATCAAAAAGAGAACGAGCGGTTGAACGAAATTATAAAAACGCTCGAAACGCAAGCTGTGGAAAGTTTAAGGAAAGAGGGAATTGTTAAGTAAAAACGTCGGGTGCGGCGAGCTGCTGTAAAAGGATTCTGTGGGCAACGCATTTGGAGAGACCTAAGAACCACAGAGGTTCAAGGGTGATCCTGGAAGGGGGAGGGGTTTGGATGAGTAAAGGGAGGTCAGGGGTATTAGGTGAAAAACAAAAACGTCGGACGCGGCAAGCTGCAACAATTATTTCTGTGGAAAAAGCACAAGCGTTGCTAAATATAGCCGTATACTGATAGCCAACAGTGTTCTCTCCTATGGATAATTTTATTGGTCGTTATTATTTGGATGATTTAAGTGTTTGTGATGAAAATATTGAATTTTTTGAAAATTCAAAAGAACTTCAAAAACAAGGTTTTTTTAATTCTGAAAACAAAGATGTTGTATACAAAAATATAAAAGAATCAATAGACATCAGTGAAAATTTTGAGTTTTTTGAATCTCAACCTTCTACAAAAAAACTTTTAGATTTTTTGTGGATAAGTGTTCAAGATTACGCAAAAAAATATGACGAGTTATGGGAAACATCTTTTGAAATTTTTCACATGATGAAATTTCAGTACTACAAACCTCCAAGCGGCGGTTATAAAGTATTTCATTGTGAAAGAAATTCAGTTAGCCAAAAAACTTGTTTGGTTTGGATGTTTTATTTAAATACTGTTGAAGATGGCGGTGGAACAGAATTTAAATATTTAGACCACATAGAAAAAGCAGAAAAAGGAAAGTTACTTATTTGGCCTCCTGATTTCACGCACACGCATAGAGGTTTGGTTTCACCGTCAGAAGAAAAATACATTTTCACGGGTTGGTACGATTTCTTATAACCCCAAAAGGTTTGACAAGAATTGCAATGTTGCTATATTGACAGTGCGGGTAAGGGATTTGACTTGAGTCACCTGCCCCTTCTCCTTGGATCCCCCGCTGAAGGAGAGTGAGCCTAATCAGATGGCAAGACCTGATTAGACTGCAGAGCAAAATAACTCCGGGGCGTAACGCAACCGTACCCGGAGCTTTGCTTTGTCTAGCCTCCCGCTGCGAATGTCCAGAGGAGAATAACGGACATCATCATTGCAGGAGCCATAAGAAGGACCATCAGTCCGAGGTCATGCAGGGTCACCGTGGGTGCTCGCAATTTCTGCAACTTTACCCACAAGCTGCCAACCGGTGAACAATGCAAACTCAAAGCTTGCAAACGCAGTCAAACCCATATCTACCGCACGTTTCACGTCTGGGTGGGCGTAATCATCGAAGAAAACAATTCCACCTGGCTTGACCATGGGTACGTAAAGAGAGACATCTCGTGCCACAGAGACTGAGTCGTGGGCTCCGTCGATGTAAAGAACATCAATCCAAGGCTCCCCACCAAAACGAGCGTCCAGATCAGCAAAAACATGTTGTGAAAGCCCTTTGATAACTTCAACTTTGCCGCAGTTTTTAGATTTGGCGATATTTTCGCGTGCGGTGCGCTCTAATCGGGATAAACCAGCGTAATTTTCCGGATTTTTTAGGTGTTCCTCGCTTCCGGTGAAGGGATCAATCGAAATCAGACTCGATTCTTCGTTATCTAAGTAAAAATCTGACCAAAAACAGCTAGAAGCGCCTTCGTAAACACCGATTTCAACGATTTGACGCTTTTCTTCGGGGTCTAAGTGAATTTGAGGCCCTTGAGTGTTTGACCTGATCGCTTTATCACTGTTTAAAAGCGCGTCATACCAGCCTTCAGTGAAGTTGTAGTGATCTGCAAGCTTTTTCTTGTCTGGAGCAGCCACTTGGATGTTGGTGTCCTCTTTTAGCTGCCCCATCAACTCTTTAAATGACGCTGCTGGCATGGTGTTTGAAGGAAAGCATCAATATGCTAACAGTGTTGTTTGGTTTAGCTGAATTTGCCCTTATAGTTTGCCCATCGCCCGAGTGCCGGAATCGGTAGACGGATCGGACTTAAAATCCGCTGACCTGTAAGGGTCGTGCGAGTTCAAGTCTCGCCTCGGGCATCTTTTCATACTGAGATCAAATGGCTGTTCAGCGAGCAAAACACAGTGACTATCAAATGCGCGGTTTAGCTGAGTACCAGCAGATGAGGGAGTGTACTCACTGCGGTCAAAAAAGCTTTCGTGTGATTGAAACTCGTCAACAAAAAGATGCTCGTCGTCGGCGCTACCAGTGTGATATTTGCGGACATCGAGAAACTCGTTATGAACTCGATCAAGACATCTATGAGGAGTTTGTGCAACTCCGCAGAAACTTTAAAGCATTAAGTAAAATCTTTACTTCGA